CTTTATTTGCCGCACCAGCACCGTTTGTGATTCCGTCTATTTTTTCTAAATCTGTTTCATTGATTGACGCACTTCCAATAACAAATGATCCTGCTGTGGTTATGTTGCCTACAGCATTAATTGTTGAATTGACTTGAAGTGTGCCTTCTATGTTGGCATTGTCAGCAATTGTAACAGCAGTTGAATCAGCTGATGAAATTGTGTTGACTGTGGTGATATCGCTGTCTAGACTAATGGTTACTGAACCGCCTGAATCTGTTGATGTAGTTACGCCAGTGCCACCTGATATTCTCAGTTCATCTGTGCCACCTTGTAGGTATATTCCTGTGGAATCATCTGCAACTACTCGAAATATTGTTTCACTTGCAAGTGCTTGTCTTGTTCCGCCGGCTGTGGAACCGTCATGTAGAACTAGTCTGCCGTCATCGGTGTCAACGGATATTTCGCCATTGGCGCCAGTAAAAGCATTGTTTTGAGCAGTTGTTCCTCTTCTGAATTGGACTGTTGTTGGCATCGTATATTTATTGAACTCCTATGTTATATTATTATGCTCCGATATGAGCCTCATCTGTTCCGAAATCTGTGGTTGCTGTGCTTCCAATTGGTTCCATGCAGTCGAATATTGTTGTAAGTGCAACACCAAATGCATCAGTGACTGTTGCAGTGCCTACACCATCGGATCCTTCCTGAAAATCAGTGGCAGATGAATCTGTGGTGAGTGGGAATGAAGTTGCAGTTGAATTTGGAAATCCTGATCTAGCAAAATTGCTGTTGACATAACTCACTGTGGTGAGATGATCGTTGTCTGTGGGTGTGCCTGCGGAAGACACAACACCAGCCACTTGTAAAGTTGATGCCACTTGCAGTGGTGATGTGATAGACACACTGGAAGAATCTTTGGCTGCAATCTGGTCAACTGTGATGTCATCGTTCAGTGCGAAAGTAACACCTGTCCCCGCCACTGTTGGCGTGATTGAATTGCCTGCCCTAAATTCTAAATCATTTGTTTCTAGTAAAACACTGCTAGAGTTTGATGCTGAGTCACTGAATGTTAAACTATCATGTGCACCTACTTCTGTGTCAACATAATCTTTGACTGCCGCTGTGGTGGGCAACGATGTGTCGTTATCTGATGAAGCAAGTCCTTCTGATTCTGTAACCACAGCTGCGCCTGCAAAGTCTGCCACTTCGACATTTGACAGCGAATTGCCTGTGCCGTTGGCATCAAATGTTTTGTTTGTAAGTGTCAATGTATCACTAGCAATTGCGGCATCTTGTGCATCAACATATGCTTTGATTGATTGTTGTGTTGCTAATGCTGTGTTGGAATTACTGCCCATTGCATCTTCATCAAGTATCGAATCAGCCACTACTGATTCATCACTGAACACCAATCCTCCTAGATTAACTGTGGCATAGGCACTGTCTGCGATGGTGGTTGCATTCTCAGCCGAAGTTGTTAAAACTGCCTTGAATTGATCATCACCTTCGTTCCAATAAAACACAGCGTTGTTGCCTGCAGATCCACGTTCAATCATGATGCCTGAATCAATGTCAGCGCCACCGGAGTTGCCGTTGTTCAACAACAACAACGGATCACTCACCTTAGTGTTTGTGGTCTCAATATAAGTTGTTGTACCTTGCACAGTCAAGTTGCCTTTGACTTGAGCATTGCCATCTACGGTTAGATTTGTGTTGATTTGTGCATTTTCAGTTTCGATAGAATCGTTGATTCTCACAAAGGATGAATCTCCTGATGAAATGGCATCTACTATGATGCTGTTAGCAAAACTGATTGCACTTGAATCTCTTGAGTTAATTTGATCAACACTGATAGAATCCATGTTGATTGTTGAACCTTCGACTGCCGCACCTAGTGTAATGGTGGATGAATCGCCAGCATTGATTTGATCAACTGTGATTGTTTCATTGAGATCAAATGTTACTGTGTTGCCTGAAACTGTTGCTGTGATAGAATCATTGCCTATGAATATTAACTGTTCATCATCTGGTAAATTCACTGATCCTGCGTTGGATGCAGAATCACCAAGTGCGAGAGAACCGCCTGCCACTGAGTCCACATATGTTTTGATTGCTTTGGCGGATGCAAGTGTATCGTCTGATCCAGAAACTGATGAAATGTCAGTGTCTAGAACACCGGACTTGAGGTTGGCTACATCAATATTACTGAGTGAATTGCCTGTGCCTTCAGCATCAAATGTCTTATTTGTTAAAGTTAAAGTATCACTAGCAATGGCAGCATCTTGTGCATCCACATATGCTTTGATTGATTGTTGTGTGGCCAGTGCTGTGTCTGAATCAGTGCCCATTCCATCTTCGTCAAGCACAGTTGAAATAGCTTTGGCATCACCATTAAATTTAAACGAACTTGCAAAAATTGTTGCAGAATTCACTGTGATTGCACTTGAATCACCTGCTTCGATTGTGTCTACTGATATACTTTCGTTGAGGTCGAATGTTACTCCATTACCTGCTACTGTGGCAGTAATAGAATCTCCGCTTCTGAATTCTAAGTTATCACCGGCATTTATGTCTAGTGAGCCTGTGTTGGAAGATGAGTCGCCTATGGACAGTGTGCCACCTGCCACTGAATCAACATATGCTTTAATTGACTGCTGAGTTGCGAGTGCTGTGTTAGAATTGGACGCCATGTTGTCTTCGTCTTTGATAGATGAAACAGACACAGTGCCATCCCCGTTGAACGCTAATGTTGAATTAAATTTTGTTGCTGATCCAATCGAAATTAAACTAGAGTCCCCTGCATCGATTTGGTCAACTGTGATAGTCTCATTGAGATCAAATGTCACTCCGGTGCCTGCCACTGTGGCAGTGATGGAGTCACCTGAACGGAATTCTAGATCATTGGTGCCTATTGTAAGTGTTGCTGAGTTTGAAGAAGAATCCGATATGCCAATTGTTGTAACGATTGATGCTGTTTCGGAATCAACATATGCTTTGATTGATTGTTGTGTTGCCAAAGCAGTGGCACTGTTAGAAGACATATTGTCTTCATCAAGAATAGTGCTTACTGAACTGCCACTATCGAAATCAAGATTGCCTGATATTGTGACACCGCCATCAATACTAATTGTTGTTGAATCTTCTGCTCGTAGAGTGCCTTTGAGTAACAAATCATCTGATATGGATATACCAGTGGAATCTTGTGAAGATATTTTATTCACATCGAGAACATTTACACTCAGTGTGCCTGATACATTTAGATCATCTTGCACCTGAACGCCTGTTGAATCTGATGATGCAATTACATCTACATCACCTTGATCAGCAAACTCAATTGCAGTGCCAGCTGCATTGACTCGCATCACTTGTCCAGCGTTTCCGATGGTCAGTGCAGATCCTGTGCCACCGTGTGCTAGAGGAACTGTTTCGCCTGTTTGGAACTCACCTAAACCTGTTGCGGCATTGTCACTATCGAATACAACTCTTACTGGTGTTTTGTCAGTCATGCATAATATTTATGGTAAACTAAAATTGAAACAGAGTCACAGTGTCTTGTTGAGCAAGGGGAGTACCATCACTGAGTGTGAAGGTTTGTTGTGCTTGGGTGTACACCTTCTCTGTGTCAATGGTTGCATTGAATTCCAGTGTTAGATCGCCTGTTTTAAGCAAGAGCTGTGCATCAGTGAACGTTGTGGATCCATCACTGACAAAAAGTTTGACCTTTTGTATGGGTCTACCGCCAGTGCCTGATGTTGACCCCAACACTGATATTTTATTGTTTGTAATCTTGCTGTCTTCAGGCAGTGTGGCTCCAGTGGCTGATATTGCTATAGCACCAGTTCCGTCTGATGAAATTGTAGCACCGCCTATGTCAATGGTTTCACTGGCCAAAAAGGCTGTTTTCCATCTTCTACTTGGAGAACCCAAGTCATATGTGTCGTTGGATGCGGGTATCAAGTGTCCATCAAATTCAAAGCCAACAGCACTGTCATCAATTGTAAATGTGTTGCCTGCTATTCTAATATTTTCGATGCCCACGCCCACTGTGCTACTGTCTTGCACAGAAAGTTTACTGCCTTCGATTTGTAGATCTCCAAGGTCTGCAGAGCCACCACCTCCACTGATTGTAATTGTTTTAGTTGCACCTGTGCCTGATGCTGTGACACCTGATCCAACAAAGTTTAAGGTAGTGGCCGCAGTGGTTAAAGAAGATCCTTCTTCTTGCACAGTGAGAGAACTGCCTCCACCAGTGGTCACTAGTGTTCCGCCAGGAGTAACGCCATCACCTATTCTCAGTTGTCCAGATACTGTGTCATGAGCAAGATATGTGTCTTCGATCACATGAGTTGCGATGTCTACGTTTTTAAAGGATCCTTTGATTTTTCTAAAGGCCATGTTGATTACCTACGTTAATTCTTGGAGTAGTGCCTTGAACTTGTCTAGTTCTTGATCTTCATCATACACACCATATGCGGCAGCACCAGCTTCTTTGGGTTTGTTTTCTTCTGCACCCACTGTTTCATCATCGTCAGTGAGTTCATCGATCACAGGCGAATCTTTGCCTTGTTCTGCTTTGGCTAGTTCAACTTCTTGTTGCAGTGGAGACACCATTACTTTTTCTGCTTCTGTTTCATCTCCTGGTGATTTGTCTTTGTCAGCCACAGAAACTTTGGGGTCACCTCCATCTTGTGGTATGGTGATGTTGATTGGGATTTCAACTTTGATGTCACGTTCTGTAATAAAGTCAGTTGCTCGCATGATATGTTAGTATTTATGGCAGAGACTGTGACGCATACCAAGGACGATAAGGGATATAAAACTAGTGTCCGGAACTTAAATCTGCTGACACATCCATGAAGTTGATGAGATACCAATTGGTGCCATCATACACCCAATTAGTAACATCTCCGGATGCTGTTGTGATATCAGAAGAACCACCTTTGAGTGTGGTGCCAGTGACGTCATACACCACTGCGGCAGTTGATATCACTGTGATGATCTGGCCAACTACGCCATCATCAAATGTTGTGAGTGTTTGGCCAGATGCATGTGTTTTCCACAAATTGCCGCCCAACACAGATGGTGTGGTGTCTGATGAGGAAAAAGTGCCAAATGTTCCGGCGGTGTTTGCGCCAAAGGCGTCTTGTATTTCAATCTTTTGTGAGTCTCTAATTATCTTTGCCATGTGTGATATTTATCGGTCATAAAAAAAGGGGGACATAAAATCCCCCTTTGATCTGTATATTACTTGAATGATACGTTTGAAATGCTAATTCTAGCAAGGTAGTCAGCCGCGTTACCAAGTGATGATGCTGTGTTTGATAACTCAACATAACCATATCTTGTTAAGAAGCTTACTACTGGTTCAAATGTGCTAGGATCTAACACAACGCCTGATGACATTAACGGAATGTATGGGCAGTAGAATGCTGGTGCATCTGCTTCTGATGAACCTTTGTAACCTACAAGCACGTCTGTTCCTGTTGATGCATAACCATCAACATATACTCTCATTGAGTTGTTTAAAGTACCTACAAACTTTGTGTTTGTTGGTGCTTCAAATACACCCTCAGTTGATCTTGCGAACGCTGAAGTTGTTGCTGATTGTAAGATTGTTAAACCTTCAGATGAAACAACTGCGTAGTTACCTGCGCCACGTCTTGTTCGCTGTGCGATCAAGTTGGCTTGCTGGTTGATAAGCACTGCTAATGCGGCGTGCTCGTCACCTACGAATGTTGCTGTACCTGATACAGCAGACTGATCAAATGCAGCTGCAGCTGAACCAGCTAGTGCTCTTAGAGATGTTAAGATCTCTTGATCGATCTCAGCAGTAATCTCTTGTGCCAATGCGGCCATGATTTCTGCTTCGATGTCGATGCCTTGCTGTGCTTGTGCATCTTGTGCCGCTTCAAAAGTCCATCTTGCTGATAGCTTTCTTGATTTGGCTTCTACCACCTGCTTTAAGATCTGCACGTTTAATTTCTTACCTGCAGTACCTTCAAGTGTTGCTGTTGCAGAACCTTTTGCTGGATCTGCATCGTTACCTGAGTAACTTGATGCAATCTTGAATGGTGATAATGCTTCGTCACCAGCTGCGATGTTTGTAGCACCACCTGTTGTTGTGTCAGCATATCTTACTCTTAGTGTATGAATTTGTCCTACTGGACCTGTCATTGGTTGTACACCAACTAATTCGTTGGCTATGACAGTTGGCATGACCCTTCTGATCACAGGCAAAATCACTCTGTTCAGAGTTGCTACGTTACCAGCTGAAGTTGCTCCAGCGGTTGCTTGCTCTGACAGGTATTTGCGTGTGTTTTCAAGGACCACATCTAATGATTTGGCTTTAGTACCTTCAACACCTTCCATAAGTGCTGATTTAGTTTCTTGCCATTTACTTTCTAGCAATTGCGATGTCATTTTTTTCTCCTATTTAATACCTGCTAATTTGCGGATGTTTATTACATCTTCGTCGTTTATGATTGCCTGTGATGTTGCCTTGGGTTTGTCGCCTGTTGTTTCTGTTTTTGATTCTGATATAATTGTTGACTTTCTTGCATCTTTCATCACATGTGGAAGATACTTGTTGAAAGCTGTTTTTAAATTGTCTGTCTGCACTGTTTCTAACAGATTGGACATAACTTCTTTTTTGTCGCCTGACAGAGGCTGTAACATTTCGTTGAGGATCTTGTCTCTACGATGTCTTGATTCGATTTTATTTTTTTCGATTCTTGTTGACTCATAAAGCTTTGATTTCTCGCTGATTTGTACCTGGGCTTCTGCGAGTTGCTTCTGCATTTTACGAACTTCTGAAGTCTCGTTTAGGTATGAAGTTAGATACTCAGAAGCATATGCTTCAAATATCTTTCTACCAAAATTGTTTTCACGAGCAGTTTTGATGTCCTCTTTGAATTGAGTCATCTCTTTTGTGATGTTCTCACTGACCACTGATTCTACAATTTTGCTTGCCTTCTTAATGAATGCACTTCTAATTTCAGCAAATTTTTCTTTTGCTTCTTTTACAAGTTTCACACGAGTTTCAACAACTGATCTCTTGTCTGATTCAAACTCATTAAGTTCTTTTGCAAGAGATGAAGTTACAAATGACTCAAGTGTTGCCACTTGTTCTGCCATCTGCTTTCTATCCTGTTGTAACTCGGCCATTTCGCTGGCAAGTTGTTTGGTGATGAACTTCTGAAGTGTTTCCATGTGTGGTTTAACACCTTTTTTGTACATCACTCTTTGAGCCGCTAGTTGTTTTCTGTCTTCTACGAATTCAGCAATCTCTTTTTTAAGAGATTCATTAACTAGGCGGTCCATTGCTTCTACCATTACTGACTTGTCATGTTCATAACGCTTGGCAAACTCTTCCCTGATTTCTGTCTTTGCTTCTTCTTTGACTTCCGATAACTTAGAATCCCATGCTTCTTGTATTTCTGCACGAGTGTCTTCTGTTACCAGGTCTTTGTCAAGGAGTTGTTTGATAATGTCTAGCATGTTTAGTCTCCTTTAGCCTATTTTCAGATCCTTAATTAGTCGGATCACTCCATCTTTAAGATGTCGCTGTGCTCTACTATCTTCTTTGACTGCTTTTGCCACTTCCAATACCTTATGTCCATGCTTCATGTTGAGAAGACTTTCATAAATTGGAGTTGGATAAGCATTCGGTGCTGATGGTTGAGCCACCACATCTACGGTAATGATGTCAAAATCTGATACATTACCTGTTCCTTCGTCTACGTTGCCTGATCCCCTTGATGATACGCCTAGTTTTACGCCTGATTGTAGCATTGTTTCTACAAGTTTACCCATTGGAGTGGGTAAAATTTTTAATTTTCCATATCCGTTGTTGCCTTCCATGTACATGTTTGTCAACATGTGTGATACTCTGTCTAAGTTAATTTTGAGATCTTCTGGATGATCAACTTCTCCGAGGACTGATTGGCCCCCGGAGATTGTGTCGGATATTTTTTGTACTGCTTTGTTGATTTCGAAAGTAGGATACACTCTCTGGTTTGCGTTCTTTACATTACCTTGAATACAAATACCTTTCATGTACAGATCCTTACCTTCGTTGGAAGACTCAACCACAACCTTTGCTTGGTCAAATGTTAAGTGTTCTGATAGTACTTGCATATCCTAGTTCCTTACTTAGAAGCCACAGGAGACTTTGCGTCTGCTGATCCTTCTGATGTTTCTGCCTTTGGAGCCATATCTAACTTTTGTGATTTTGAACCACCTTCGTTTTTGTATGTCTTACCCATTGGTTTTGCAGTGTCGCCTGTTAGTGCTTTGCCTACGCCGCCTTTTTCTTCAGCGCCGCCACCCATTGAGTGTGCTTTGGCATCGTTAACTGGCTTGTTTTTTCCGGCAACAGGTGATTTCTTTTGGTCTGCACCTGCTTCTTTGCCCATTTTTTCTGCTCCATG